GCCGCGCTGTGCGGCGGCTGGGGCGTTGTGGCGATCATGGTCGTGACGCTGATCGTGCTGCTGGCTGAGTGTACGTAACAACTGAATACATCAAAATTCCCGCTATCTCGATATGAGGTGGCGGGGATTTTATTTTGAAAGGCGGCGAAAATATGGCAAACTCGACCGCAGACGGCAGTGTAGTCATTGATGTGAATATGGATGTCAGCCAGGCGGAAAAACGGCTTGGGAAACTGCGCAGCGATATCAAGAAAACAGAAAAAGAGAGCGCCGATATGACAAAGGCGCGGGATGAGGCGAAGCAAAAAAGCGTTTTCCAGGCGGCACAGCTGGATGCAGAAAAAGCCAAGTTGCAAGAGATCAAGGACAGGTTGGAAGAAATCCGCAATCTGTCGAAAGACAAGAGCGTCAGCGTTGATAAGCGAGAGGCATACGCCGCGCAGATTTCCTCTGTCAAGCAGGAATACGATGAACAGAAAACGCGCGTTCGGGCCTTGGAATCCGAATGGAATAAGACTGAAAATGCCGTTGATTCCTATAACCGGAAGATCGTGGCATCTAACCAAAAGCTTGCTGATTTGCAGACTGAGGCGGGCATCCTCACCCAGGAGATCGACCAAGCCGCCAGATCGCAAGGGCTTTTCAAGAGGTCTGCCGATGCTGCTGACAAGGCCATGGGCCGTCTCGGCAAGCGCATCCTTGACCTTGCCGCCAGCGCTCTTGTCTTCAATGTAATCTCCCGGGCCCTAACCTCCCTCCAGCAGCTGACCATGAAGTATATCAAGACCAACGATGGGGCCCGGCAGGCCATCGCTCAGATGAAGGGGGCGCTGCTCACCCTGGCCCAGCCGCTCATTGAGGTGCTTATCCCAGCGTTTACGCTGCTGGTAAACATCCTGACTCAAATCATCACCGCCGTGGCTCAGTTTGTATCTATGCTGTTCGGAAAAACGCTGAAGCAGTCCAAAGACGGCGCAAAGGCCCTCCATAAGGAGGCCAACGCTATCGGCGCTGTCGGAGAAGCTGCAGACGAGGCGGCGGGGTCTCTGGCTGGGTTTGATGAAATCAACACCATTAACACTGAAAATGCGAAGGGCGCAGGAGGTGTTGGAGGGGCCGGAGATGAGATCATGCCGGATTTTGATTTCTCTCCTGGTAAATACAAAGATATGATCGATGAGCTTATGGTTTATCTGAGCGGAGCGCTCCTGGTTATCGGTGCTATTCTCTTGTTTTCTGGCGCAAATATTCCCCTTGGACTTGGCTTGATGGTTCTTGGAGCGGCTGTTCTCGCACAGGAAATTGCAGAAAATTGGGGCGCTGTTGATGGTAAAGTGCGGGATGCTGTCAATAGAATGCTTATTATACTTGGCGGTGCCTTACTTGTGATTGGCGCTATCTTGTGCTTTACTGGTGCGAACATTCCTCTTGGACTTGGCCTGATGGTAGTTGGCGCGGCAATGCTGGCAGCGGCGGTTGCGCTGAACTGGGGAAGTATGAGCGCAGAGCTTCAAAACGCCCTATTAACACTTCTGCAAATAATCGGACCAATGATTGCAATAATTGGAGTTATCCTTGCTGTATCAGGACACTTGCTTTTGGGTATTGGCCTTATCATTGCGGGAATTGCACTGTTTGAGATTGGAAATGCGGGAAAAGAAGACGGAGACTTTGTAGAAAATATACGCTCCAGATTGACAGAAGCGTTAGGGATTATCGGGAGCCTAATCGCTGTTGTTGGGCTTATCCTTCTTGTTACAGGCCATATCCTCCTTGGTCTTGGTTTGATTATTGCTGGAATTGCACTATTTGAATATGCGAAAGTATCTGATGATGACGGAAAAACCATGCAGGAAAAAATAGTAACTGCATTAAAAGAGACGGCAGAAGCAATTGGCCCGATTATTGCTATTGTTGGTCTGTTTTTGCTTGCTACTGGTCACGTACTTCCTGGGCTGATGCTTCTGGTTGGAGGAATTGCACTATTTGAATATGCGAAAGTATCTGATGATGACGGAAAAACAATTGAAGAAAAAATAACTACTGTACTGAAAGAGACAGCTAAAATTGCTGGCACATTTTTGCTGGTTCTTGGATTAATTCTTTTGTTTGTTCCCGGCAGTCTTCCGCTCGCTCTTGGGCTAATCGCTACAGGTGCAATTGGTCTTGTTGCTGGAATTTCTCCAGATTGGGGGTTTATTCAGAAAAAAATCGGGGAAATATGGAAAGATTTTCAGAATTGGTGGGATCAAAATGTTTCAAAATATCTAACGGCAGATTGGTGGAAGGAAAAGGGGATAGAAGTTATAGACGGACTTTTAGGAGGCTTGAAAGACGCATGGGATGGCCTGACAAGCTGGTTCAGCGGCGTATGGGACAATCTTTTTGGGAACCGGAAAGTTTCTGTTGATGTAGATGCAAAATCTTCCGCCGGAAACTACAACAGCAGCCCCCGCGTGTCATCCCGTTCCATTCCGGAGATCGCCACTTACAACATCCCTGCTCTTGCCCGAGGAGCAGTCATTCCGCCAAACCGGGAGTTCCTTGCGGTGCTGGGGGACCAGCGCAGCGGAAACAACCTGGAAGCGCCGGAGGGGTTGATTCGTAAAATTTTCCGTGAAGAATCCGGCGGTGCAAACGAAAGCGTTATTATGCTATTGCAATCCCTTTTGGAGGCCGTAAAAGACGGGCATGTCATTATGGTAGACGGGACGGTGTTTGGCCGGACGGCTATCCGCACAATCAACGGCATCACAACCGCAACCGGGCGGCAACAGCTGAAGCTCTGAGGTGGGCACATGGAAGAAGTACTGAAAATCAACGGCGTAGACTACTCCGCCCACATCGAAGCAAAAGGGATCGGCTGGAGCCGGAACGATGTGGACAGCGAAAAGACAAAACGGGTGAAGAACGGAACCCTGCGCCGGGACAAGATCACCACCAAGCGGAAGCTGTCTTACAAGCTGGTCCATATGACCCGGGAGGAGCTGGCGGTCCTTGACGATGCTCTCAGTGCCGCCACCTTTACGGCCACATACATGGACCTGCATGGCAAACAGACCCGGAAATTTTACTGTTCCTCCTTCTCCGCCACGCAGGACAGCGCATACAGCAGGGATGGCGAGTGGAGCGGGGCGGCGTTCGATATGATCGAGGTGTGACATGGCACAGACAACCAGCGCATTGTGGAAAACCCTGTGGCGCACGCCGGGAACCACCAGAGAATATCAATTCGATATTGCCGGGAAGATGTACGGCCCAGACGTTGAGGTAACTCACAGTGTGGACAGCGGCCTTTATGAACAGTTCGGTATCGGCGGCGCGGCCACAGCGAAGCTGACCATATCCCTGTTTGCTGCCGGTATCCCACGGGCGGCATCCGTCAAGAGGTATATCCGCCTGCGGAATGGAGAGCAGATCAGCGAATGGATCCCCAAAGGCGTGTTTTTCGTCAACCGGCGCAGCGAAGAGGACGGGTATTGGACGGTAGAAGCTTTTGACGCCATGCGCAAAGTGGAACAGCCCTGGGATCCGGACCAGAGCCTTGAGTTCCCGCTGCCCATGCCGGAGGCGGTGTCCGAGTTTGCCCGTATTATGGGTGTGGAGATAGACCCGCGGACAAAGCTGAATCCGGCATATACCATCGACTACCCCGCCAGCGACCCGGAGAGCGACACAGGGGACTATTACAGCATCCGGCAGGAGTTACAGTGGATCGCCGCAGCCCACGCCGGAAACTGGATCATCACGGACGAGGGGAAACTGCTGCTGGTCCCTCTGCTGTCCATACCGGAAGAGACCAACTATCTTGTTACGGAGCATGGCGACGCCATCACGTTGGGAGGTGTGAGGATCCTTGTCTGATAAGTTTTTTGTAGGTCTCGACCTGACCAGCGTAGAAAACAACGGCTTGCAGCAGCCTGTATCGCGCGTCACCTTTCTGCTGGATGATGAGAACAGCATTACCGCCGGAGACGATACCGGCACAGAGCTTCTGGCAGACTGTCCACACGCTACGCAGGAAATGGCAAACGCCATACTGGCCCAGGTAAAAGGATACAGATACCAGATGTTCAGCGCGGAGGATGCCGCTCTGGACCCGTCTGCGGAGCTGGGGGACGGTGTGACGGCGGGCGGTATATACTCTGTGATCTCCAGACTGAGCGATGACGGCAGTGGATATGCCGGTATCGCGGCTCCTGGAGAGGCGGAGCTGGAAGATGAATTTCCCACCGGCGGTCCTTTGACAAAGGAGTTCAGCCGAAAGATATCTTCTGTCCGCAGCCAGATTATCAAAACAGCAGAGAAAATCACGCTGCTGGTGGAGAACGAGGTGGAGGGACTGGAGGGGAAGCTGGAGCTGACGGCTTCCAGTCTGACATCTCAGATCACCGCCGCAAACGGCCAGATATCTTCCATCAAGCAGTTTGTGGACGATATCACGCTGTCGGTCTCCAACGGTTCCACCTCCAGCACCATCACGCTGAAGTCCGGCAGTGCGACTATCGCCAGCCAGACCATTCAAATGAACGGGCTGGTGACCTTCACCGGTCTTGCCAATGGGACCACTACCATCGACGGGGCCTGCATCAGGACCGGCCTCATCAGCGCAAACCGGCTGGACCTGACGGGTTCCATCACCTTCAGCGATTTGTCCAGCCGCGTCCAGGACGACATCAACGACGCCTACGCAATGGCGGAGGACGCCCAGACCGCAGTGAACGATCTGGACAACACGGTGAGCGGCTGGACGTATCGGGGGACTACCTACATTGACGGGTCCAAGCTGATGACCGGCACCGTCATGGCCTCCCAGCTGCTGGGCGGCTACGTGGGCCTCCTGGACAGCCGGGAGAGGGAAGTAGGCGGTATCTCCATCGCTTACACTTCCACAGGCTACGGCATCGAGCTGTCCTCCAACACCGGCGGCATCCGGATCAGCGCCTATGGAAACATCTGGCTGGACGCATACTATGGGGAGTTCGGCATCAACGACATGGGCATCATGTGCGGCGCGGACGTGATCCCTTTGTCCAGCAGCCAGTATGCCCTGGGCAGCTCCGCTTTCCCTTGGTCGGACGTGTACGCGGACAACGACGCCATCGTGACCTCCGACCTTACCAAAAAGAAGGACGTGTCCGGGGACCTCTCCGCCTATGGTCGGTTCTTCGACGCCCTGCGGCCGATCCGGTACCGGCTGGGGAAGAGCGGACGGGTCCATCTGGGCCTGGGGGCCCAGGACGTAGAGCGGGCGCTGGAGGAGGCGGGACTGTCCGGGATGGATTTCGGCGGGTTCGTCAAGTCACCCAGGGAGGACGGCGGGTTTGACTACGCCCTGCGGTACGGGGAGTTCATCCCCATGTGCATCGCGCGGATACAGGAATTGACGGCCCGGGTGGCCAGGTTGGAAGGGAGGTTTGCATCATGAACGAGACGCAAAAGGAGATCAGGGCGGCGCTGGACATGCTGGCCTCGCTGTCCGTCAGCGGAGACGTGGTGGACGTGATGGCGGCGGTGAAGGTCCATCTGCGGGAGGCGTACAGGCTGGCG